TGACGGAATGGATTGGTCTGATCCATCGCCATAGCAGCGATGGGATCCTTCTGCGCTAATTGACGATTCGCTGTTGCGTAATCAACAGAGCTTTGCTCCATCTGGCGCTCAGCCAGCATGGACGCCTTCATCACCTCGTTCTGACCTTTCTGGTACTGATCCGTGGCATATAACTCCACGCCCATCTGAAGGGTCTTCGTCAGGTTCGTGCTGAACGCCTGCATCGCTTCAGCAAACTGCTGACCTGGGTTGTAACCCGGTACGTTTGGACTACCAGCGGTTGAGACCAAACCAGCTGAATTATTCGCAAGGACGATTCCCGCCGGTTTAGCAGGTGCCGCAGCTTGTTTTTGAGCAGGCGTAACAAACGAACTGACTGGCCTAGCGGCTGGGACAATCCGTCCATCTCCAAGATCACGATCAGCCACCGTTGCCACCTCCTGTCAGGCCATTGAGGAATGAATACGAGCTGAATCCAGTTTGGATTCCACCCAAAATCGCTGATGCAGTATTCAGGTTTGCCGCAGCAGCACTGGGGCCTGCACCCGTCATGGACGGTGGCGGTGGCATCACCAGTGTTGGCATCGGTGCAAATGGCCTGATCGGATCCTGATACGGCTGCTGTTGATAGAAGTCCTGACTGTTGTATCGACTCAGGTATTCAGCAATCTGGCCAGCTTGTTCACGGGTGAACTGCCGCTCCTTGAACTTCCTATTGATCTGCTGAAGGGTGGCCATGTCACCTACCTGGCGGGCGTAGTCCTGATAAATCCGATCAGAGCTAGCCCCCTCCGTCTCATTGGCCATCACGGCACTGCGAGCCCTGACGCCTTGCTGCATGTACTGGTAATAAGCAACAGCGTCAGCAGTCGCCTCTTCGCGGATGCCTTCGCTTAGTGCTTGAGACTTGAGGACATAATCTGACATTGCAGATGTCCGGGTCTCTCGAACCAGCTTGGCCTGGTTGATGCCCTTGACCAGCTCATAATTCCTGAGCTGATTGATGTATGACTTGTCCTGGTTGTACTGAACTAGGTCAGCAAAATGCTTGTACTTAGCAGAGGTATTGGATACCCGTGCATTGATCTTGGCAGACCAGCCGGCGTACTTATCCGAGACCCTCTGGAACTTCTTGGCATCGTTGTAGTTCTGGACCTGCTGGTCATAGGCAGATCGTGATGCAGCGGCACCCAAGCCTGCCTGCAAGCCGCCAAGGGCAAGTGCTCCCAGGAATTGCCATGCCATTAGCGGTCACCTCCTAGGGCGGTCATTTGATTTGGGCCCTCCCGGTCACAAGGCCAACCCATTCGCATGTCGAAAACTTGCATGGCATTGCAGTGTCATTGTGCAGCTCAACAATGGCCCTGTCGCCAGAACCAAGGATTGGGATGTTGAACACCCCCTCGTAGTACCGCTTGACATCAAATCCCTCTGACAGAAACTCCGTCATCGAAGACCCGATCCGGGCACCGCGTACTGCAGCAAGTGTCCCATCAAACGTGTAGGTGGAATCAGCTCGATGCTCCAGCTTGACCACGGCACGAAAGAACCCTGTCTCGTGATAACGCAATTTGGCCTTGCGTAACTGGGTTCTGAGCACGTTGTCCGCTACACGCCCACCGCCAATGTCACGCATGTACTTGAACCGACTGAAGCGATACCGGAAGTCGTACACCTCACCGGCATAAACAGGTGCCGCGGACCAGTCACCCCTGGCGACCACGGTGTTGCCGCTGGTGATTCGACCCAGCATCACCATCCCGTTGGTCGAAGGGGCAGGACCAGACCACAACTCCAGACGCTTCACCGCATCAAGCGGCAAGGTCCAGGTGGTCTTCCTGGTGGTCGGGTCGTAAGTGCCCTTGGTGATCCGTAATGGGGCAGGTGTCCTGGCCTCAGTGCTGATCAGGCGATCCAGTAGCAAGTTGAACGGCAGCGAGTCGGACTCCGTCACCTGATCGGAGATGTTCAACTTCTCCATGTAGACCTTGGTGCCGTACTCCGTCAGCAGATACAGCGACTCCTCCAAGGCCAGTACTTGCTTGACCTCACCAGGCAGTTCCCAGTACGACCAGGCTGACTGCACCTTCTGCAGGCCGTTGTCCGTCTGGCGATACAGGTACTTGTAGGCATAGATCCGGTTGCGAAAACCGTTGCGATCACTGATGGCAAACAGGCTGTTGGTGGCATCGTCCGCCGTCAGCTTGTAGACCCCCGCCGGGATGTAACTGGCCACGTTGACCGTGATTGACTCAGCGTCACCCACAACGCTGGTGCCATTGCCCCGCAGGCGGAACTCACGAAGCTGAGACCACTCACCGTTCTGCTGCACAAAAGCAATGGCTGTCCCCATCTGCACGGGACGACAACGCACGTCAATCTCGTACTGCGTCAAGGTTGAGACTGAAGCTGTTGCAGGTGTCAGCGTGGTGGCAGTGCTGGTGAAACGGAACTGCGTCTGATCCGAAAACAGGATCAACTCATCCTGAGCAGGCACCGCAAACCGCAGCACCGACACGCGGTTGCCGCTGGCCGTCACATCAATCGGGTCAGCATCACCGACGACTGTGACCGTCTCAGCAAAGAAGTCAAAGAAGCTGCCAGCACGACTCAGGACAATGCTTTCGTCCGCCAGGAAGCCAAGGCGATTCCTGAAGGTGAAGATGTCATTGATCGGCTTGCCGATGAAGCTTGGATCCTTGTTGGTCTTGTAGTCGCCAGCTGTTCGCTCACCCCATTTCCTAAGCGTGACCGTGCCAATCGTCCGGCCATCCAACGGACCGAAGTAGAAGGTTCCATCTGGAAGACGCACCAAGCAGTGAGGCATGGTGGCGTAGTTGAACTTGTACTCCGAGCCACTGCCGGCACATTCCACCCATGCACCTTCCCCAAACGTTCCTTGCCCTGACCTGGGCTTGAACTCAACGAAGTAGTTGTCCCACTGATTGCCAGGGTCTCCGGTGACTTCGATCTGATAACCCACCGGACCGATGGTGGGTAGTTCCGTAAATGCCTGGACGGAGTCAGTGATCGCCGTGATGTCGGCATTGGCCCTGGCATCACTGGCCGCCACTGTCATTGGGCTGGCACTACGCAGCCACAACACAGAACCGAAGCGTTCAATCGTCACCCCCGTGACGCTGCCCAGTCCACCCTTGATCTGCTCCGCAATCTCAGCAGCACTGATCTTGTTCTCTGTGACAGTGGTCCCCGACACAATCACCGCAGCACTGGCTGTAGTCACCTGCACCGTGGTGCCATTGACTGTGACCTTGTACTCCTGGCCGTAGTTGGCAGCTCGCACCCAGACCAATGCCTCGTGCTTGGCTGGCCTAGGCGTAATCGGCGTAATCGCCGGATCCATCGCTGGGATGGCCTTGGTATTGGTGATGAAGGTGTAGTCAGCAATGCTGACCGCACGGATCTGCAGCTTGGCTTCTGTGACGCTGCTCAGATAGCCGTACCCATCCGGGGCACTGACCGTCTGCTCTGTGCCATCCAAAGCAAAAACCCTGACTCGATCCTTGGAGATGATCGCCAGGTACTTCTCGTTCTGATCCCTCAGGATCGAATGAACAAAGATGTCTCCAAAATCAGCATCGCTGACCTTGGCCAGTGACACTGTTCCTTCACGCTTACGCAGCCCAGAGACCACAGACGAAAACCCATTGACCTGGATCTCGCCTTGGCTTGGGTCTCGCTGGGCATCTGCCTGCTGACTAACGCCCTGGATCAGGTTCGGGACCGTGTACGCCAGTGGCTTAGCCAAGGTGCAGTCCTCCCCCAATACGACGCCCCACCAGGCCGTAGCCAGGTGTGTAAGTCGGGAATGGACGCAGGCCAGGACCACTGGTCAGGATGTTGTATTCCTCGTTCTCTGCTTCCATCCGCAACAGCTCGTTCAAGGCCACCTGTTCATCCATGGCATTGAACTGAACCGTGTTGCTGTCACCCAAGGTCCGTGCTGAGAACATGCGCCCAGCACGCATCAAGACATAGCGGTTGAATGGCTCTGGACAGTCATCCCACGGCAGCAACCAGACCACATCAGCCTGGATCTCCTCCACCGTGTCCGGAAACTTGTAGGTCCGATTGACGCGGTCATAAACACGCTGGCCACGAAGCTGTAGGTCACGCCCTACTGCCTGGTGACATGGCGTCCAACGCACCACATTGGCTGGCACCACTACTTCCTGAGTGGTCTTGTCTTTCCTGAAGGGGAACAGGTATTCGGTGTTGAACTCCCACCCCCTGGTCTGACCCTCCTTATGGACTTCAAGGATCATCCGCTCCGCTAGGCGGGCTTCACCGATCTCCTCGTTGTCCAACGAAGAGACGGGCATTTCCCCGATTCCCTCCAGGCACACGTTGACCGCATCCAGGAGCGTCGTCCTGGTCGGTGTGACCCCTTGGTTCCGCAGTCCCATAAACCATTACGACCCCGTAC